GATAGGATTCATGTTCTCCATTTCACGGATGTCATTGGCAGAAAACCAGCCGTTCTGTCTTCCGACTGCATAGCCGTTCATCCTCGACTGATAATCCCCACGGAGAAGTCCGTCCACATTCAGCTTAATGAAATACTTTCCCTTTTCTCCCGGCAGAAGGAGCGATCTCTGGAGTGACTGCTCCCACCGGATCACCCAAGGGTCCAGTGTGTATTTCACAAACTCCAAGGACTGCTGCTCTATATTCGAAAAGCTCGATTTATCAAGGTCACCGACCATGTGTGGCGGTATCCTGTAAAGTCTTGCTATTTCATTTATCTGGAATTTCCTTGTCTCAAGGAACTGTGCTTCTTCCGGTGGTATTCCTATCTGCTGGTACTTCATGCCTTCCTCAAGCACCGCGATCTTGTGTGCATTATTCACACCACGGTACACGGAGTTCCAAGATTCCCTGACCTTGGACGGATCCTTCAGCACTCCCGGATGTTCCAGAACACCGCCCGGATTCGCACCGTTTGCAAAGAAACTCGCACCGTATTCCTCACAGGCAAGCGTCATGCCGACAGCGTTCTTTGCCATCGCAATCGGTGAATAACCGATCAGACCGTCAAATCCGAGTCCCGGAATGTGAAGTACATCCTCGGCTTTCAGCTTGATGTTGCCGTATTCCTTGAACATGGGATTTTCATCACTGTTTCTGGAATACACATAATAGATATTTCCCCTGTCATCCCTCTGCACTTCCATCTTGTCAGGAAGAAGCGGATACAGGCCAAGCACCCTTCCGGCACCATCCCTTATGATCTGCGCATAGGCATTTCCCCATATTAAAAGATGACTCATCAGTGTTTCCCTGAACACAAATGAAGTCATCTCTGGGTTCGGCTCATCATGGAGCAGATAATATAGCGGATGGTCATGCACCAGCTTCTTGCCTCCGTCATCCTGATATTCATATACATGAAGAGGTAAGGATGCGACTGCCTCCGCAAGGATTCTGACACAGGCATATACTGCCGTGGTCTGCATTGCAGTTCTTTCATTGACAGGCTTTCCGCTTGTTGTCCTTCCAAACAGAAATGAATATCCTGCATCTGCTGCCTTATCCACAGGCTTATCCCTTGCCTGTCCGAATCCGAATAAACTCTTAATTCCCATGTGACACCTCCTAAAAAATGGGTGCAAAAAAAGCACCTCCGAAGAAGTGCCGTTCCTGATCATCTCTGATAATTGTTCAGTCGTGGGAACTCTTTCCCATTCCTGTAGTAATAATATTTTCTCAGTGCATTCTGCATTGGATTTTTCTTTGGGTTCTCAAGCGGTTTCAGTTTCATCAGCGAATCATACATAAGGTCATCATCCGCTACCACTGTTTCCAGATCCAGTCCGAGGATCTCCTCCGCTTTCAGTGCAAGGGACTTCCTTGTCTGCGCCCCGTGCTCACCGCTAAGTTTGGGGTCTTTTTCCATACTGTTCATAAAAAATTCTTCCTGCATATGAAATGCCTCCCTGTGCTTTTCCTATATCTTAACACAGAAACATGCAGCCGGATTATGATTTTACAGAATCATACACGGCTGCATCAGAATACAAGAATGCCCCTGTCATCATACACGCTTCCGTCACTGCCTTCATTTCTGATTGCACGGTCAAGTGCCATAACGGTTGCAACGGCCCCGTCAATCTTCTCCGTGGATTTTTCCTTATCCATTTTGATGTTTCCCGCCGGGTCCTGACGGACAAACACATTATCCATCATCCAACGCAGCACCTTATGTCCGCCATGTGCGATCCGCTCCTCCAATGTCAGTTTCATCAGTTCTTTTGTCGGTGGACTCATATCTTTATAACCCTGTCCGAACGGAACAACGGTAAATCCCATACCTTCAAGGTTCTGCACCATCTGCACAGCTCCCCATCGGTCAAATGCGATCTCCTTGATATGAAACTTCGTGCCAAGTTCATCAATGAACTGCTCAATAAATCCATAATGGATGACATTTCCTTCCGTGGTCTTTAAACACCCTTCTGCTGCCCATACATCATATGGGACATGATCCCTTCGTACACGCAGCCTCATGTTATCCTCCGGTATCCAGAAATACGGAAGAATCACATATTTCTCCGTATCATTCCTTGGCGGGAACACAAGCACGAATGCCGTGATATCCGTGGAACTTGAAAGGTCGAGTCCGCCATAGCATTCCCTTCCGAGAAGCTCCTCCTCTTTCACGGCAAAGGAACAGGCATCCCACTTATCCATCTGCATCCACCTGGTGCTCTGTTTTACCCACTGGTTCAGACGGAGCTGCCGGAATACGTTCTCCTCTGCTGCATTTTCCTTTGCACTGATATAGGCATTCTGCACTTTTTCAATATCTATCGTATATCCGAGTGAAGGGTTGGCTTTATACCACACATCCTCACTCGACCAGTCATCGTCATCGGAAGCACCATATATCACGGGATAAAATGTCGGGTCGATTTTTCTTCCCTCAATGATATCCAGAGCCTTCTGATGCTGTTCAAAACACACCGAATTCCGGTCTGTTCCGGCTGTCGTGATCAGGAAGAACAAAGGCTGTGTTCTTGCATCACCGGAACCCTTGGTCATGACATCAAACAGTTCTCGGTTCGGCTGTGCATGCAGCTCATCAAAGATCACCGCATGGACATTCAGGCCATGCTTGGTATATGCCTCTGCCGACAGCACCTGATAGAAACTGTTGGTCGGTTTATAAACAAGTCTCTTTACGGACATGACAGGCTTTATCCTCTTTTTCAGTGCCGGACACTGGTCCACCATATCCACCGCAACATCAAATACGATGGAAGCCTGCTGCCTGTCGGAAGCGCATCCGTAGACCTCTGCTCCCCACTCACCGTCACCGCATGTCATATACAGTGCGATGGCTGCTGCCAGTTCGGACTTTCCGTTTTTCTTTGGTATCTCACAGTAACAGGTGTTGTACTGCCTGTATCCGTTTTCTTTTACTGTTCCATAGATTGTGCGGATGATCTCATCCTGCCAAGGCAGAAGTTCAAAAGGAACTCCCCTCCACCGTCCTTTGGTGTGTTTCAGGCAGTTGATAAAATTCACCGCATGATCCGCTTTTGCTTTATCAAACATTACTTTGCACCGCCTTTCACAAGCAGAAGCTCCATTTCATCGTTCTGCTTGTCTTCCCCGTTATCCGTTGAAATACGGCTTCTTGCGGACGGTGTAAGGCCGAACTGCTCACAGAACTTATTCATGATCTTCAGATAGGTCTGGGCAATGGATACCTGTGGTACCTGCTGCCAGTAACCGCTCGGAGTCTTCACGATTGCACCGTGCTGTGTGATGAATTCCTCTGCTTCTTTCCATCTTGCATATGCCTGACAGTATCCTGCGAATGCTGCCATGTCTATTTCAGTCAGGATGCCGAGATGCTCCAGTTGTTTCGCCATCCTTTTCCATTCTTTCTTTGCCTCGTCCTCAAGCCATGCCGGACAGCGCGGGGCCTTTTTTTCAGGCTTTGGTTCGCCCGTGTTAAGGCTTCTCTTGCCTGGATTTCCCTCAAGCACCTTTACTGCCGTAGGCTTTGGCTTTCTTCCTCTCTGTGCCACTGTCCTCACCTCCTCGTAAAAATAGGCATAATAAAAGACCTCCGGAGAGGTCCTTTGCTTTGTTATCCATGTGTTTTTAAAGTGTCATTCTGATTGCCGGGATCCTTGCTTTTTCCCCGGTCATAAAATCTGTGTATCCCGCGTTCACCTCGGTAAGTCCCGCCATCTTTATTCCTTCTTTTTCAAAAGCTGCAAGTGTTTCTATTAGTCCTGAAAAGGTGCTGCTTATCGTAAATTCCTTGATTCCGTTTTCCCTTAAGGTCTCTGCAATCTCTGCAATGTCATGATCCCAGATGGTATCCGCAAAATCGAGGTCTTCGTTTCCTGTGTATTCAAGGTTTCTGTATGCTGCAAACACCGTTGCATTGATTCCGTAATCCTTAAGTCTTCCGCCCTCTTTGATGGCTCTTTCAAAAATTTCAATCTTCTTCATGGTTTTGTTCCTCCGTTTTCTTTGTTTTCCCTTTCGGTAAGTACATATTCGCTCTGAATGCAGATATTATCCAGTCATATCTGCTTCATAATGTACACAAAGATCCACCAGAGGAATTGTACATATTACTGCTGTGATCTGTGGATGGCTTCGAGGATCTGTTCCTGTTCCTCTGTTCCGACACCAATGCTCTCAAGAGCCTCACGTGTGCCACAGTCTGGGCAGATAAGCGTTGTTCCGTCAGTCCTTGATAAAGCGGGCGGTGCTGCGTATCTTTCTCCGCACCGTGGGCATATCCGTATCCGCAGTATTTCACTCTTCATGTCCTGCCACCTCCACCGCTTTTATCTGTGCTTCGGAAAGATAGTGCTCGTCAAATCCAAAGCTGATATACCCCTGAAGGCATGTGCTTACATAGGAAAGGGAAGGAACTCCTATCTTCCGTTCTTCGTGCATGATATATACAAAGCACTTCCTTCTCCGTATCTTCCCCGTCCGTATTCCCTTGATGTCCAGTTCCATTTCCTTCTTGTAATAAAATGTTGGGAATCCTTCGTAGCGGTCAAGTGCCGCCTCATCCGATTCCGTGACCTCCCATGCTGCAACTGGAACCTCTCCGCCCTTCTTGGGTTCTATGGTAAGATAGGCACCCGTAAGGCTTCCCTTGAAAAGCAGTTCATAATCTTTAATGACTGCAGTTCCGATCACCCTCGCATGCGGGCATCTCATCCGCATTTGTCTGATGTTTAGGTTGCTGCCGTAAGCAATGTAATATCTTTTCTGCATAATGTTTCCATCCTTTCCGAAGGGAACACCCTTCTACCACCTTAAGACCGCACATGGCGGTCAATGCTCCAAGGTGGCAGGAGGCTGTTCTCTTCAAGCAGCCCTTCCGCTTCTGAATGCGGTGTCTCCTGCAAGTCTCTTTGTGAGGATGTCCCTTGCCGTCTTGAATTCATCCCCGATGAATCCGAGTCTTAAAAGCCATGTCCTCATTGCGTATTTCGGATTTTCTGTCTGCTGCGGTTTCGGGCTTGCCGTTCTTACTTCCTTTGCCATCTGACTGAGTGCAAGGCAGAGCTGGATGTAACTTTTAAGCTGTCCCGCATGCAGTCCGTTCAGCTTTCCGTCTGCCGGGGTATCGAATTGGAAAAGTCTGAATTCAACCGTCCCCTTTGTAAAGGTTGCATGGTAGTTCAGCATATGGTATCTGCTGTCATTGTAATGCTGATTCCGTCCGTAGCTTGCACCGTTTGATGTGTACCAGATGTCTGCAAGGGCAGCCATCGTCTTTGGCTTCTTCTTGTTGAGTTCCTTGAGGAATCTTGGGTCTACCGTTCTGCAGTAGCGGTTCATCCTTCCCCTGTCAAGGTCTAAGGCATCCGCCAGAAGGTTCTCATGCCCCGCCATGATGTTTGCGAGATTTCTGAGTGTCTGCGGTGTGTGCCCTTTTGCACCGATGTGGATGTGTACCCCGCATCCTCTTGTCGCATCACTCTTTGCTCCCGCATGTCTGAGCTTTCTGATAAGTTCCTGCAATGTTTCAATGTCGCTGTAGGTAAGGATCGGTGTCACCAGTTCGCATTTCTTATCATCAGGTCCCGCAATGCTGACATCCTTCTGGAATTTCCATTCCCTTCCGTCCGCATCCCATGCTGACCATGTATAATATCCGTTTCTGGAAGCCGTGTTTTCAAATCTTCCAGTTCCAAAGAATGCGGCTGCAAGCTCTGCTGCCTTATCCCTTCTGATGTTATTCATCTCGACCTCAACTCCGATGGTCTGTTTCTTCATTTCCTCGATCTGTCTTGCAATCCTTTCGTTCATGGCTTGTACCTCCGTTTGTTTTCTTCCCTTTCGGTAGGTACATATTCGCTCTAAAACACACATATATCCAGTTATATATGAGCCATAAACTGCACAAACATCTTCGGTTGGAATTGTGTATATTATGACTCTTTCTCCGGTAGTTCTTCCTTCAGTTTTTCTGCAAATTCCTCAAGTTCATCGAGACTCATTTTCCCGATTTTCTCATAAACACGGACCTGTTCATCAGTCTTCGGTGTCGGCAGCGGATACGGATAATACCCCAGCAGGTAATCAAGGGATACATTAAATCCATCCGCAACCTTTACCGCCTCGACAACGCTCATCCTTGCCGTGCCGTCCAGTAGATTCTTTATCCTCCGCTCCTTCAGGCCGCACTGCTCTGCAAATTCTGCAGGAGTTGTCTTGTGTATCTTTGCTATCGTGTTCAGATGCTCCGTCACCATCCTATGAAACTCCGTATTTTCCATTTCACGGACTTCGTCCATTGGAAGGGGTTCGATATCAAACGCTTCTTCTATCGTCTGGCCGAAGGCTGCTGCGATCTGTACCGCCTCGGCTGGTGTGAGCCTTCCCCTGCTGTGAAGGATCCTTTCCAGCCTTTCCTCTTCCATACCGCATTTCTCTGCAAATTCTGTTATTCCCATCTGATGCTTCTTCATCAGAGCCATCAGCTTTCTTCTGATTTCTTTCATCATCCACCTCGTTTAAAATTCTTCATCCGTGCAGTAGGTCAGCCCCATCTGCAGTTTTATGTATATATTTGTATACCGTTCCCGTTCACTTCCGTCAGAACCCATCATGGCCTGAAGGAAGAACTGCTCCGCAGCTTCCTTCGTTTCCCATGTATCTTCCTTACCGTAACATACGGTCGTTATCTTATTCATTGGTATCCGCCTTTCTCCATTCATCCACTCCATAGATCATTGCAAGAGAACCGTGTCCCTCCCACACCGTGTGGAGCTGTCCCGCATCATCCACGAACTCAACCGTTCCAATGGTTCCTGACGGTATCTTTCTGTATGGGTCATCAAGGCGGATAAGTTCCACCCTGGTTCCTGCAGGATATTCCTTTCTCAGTCTCTCAAGTGTCTGTCTGCTTACTCCGAACATACCGTTGACCCTCTTTCTGCCCTGCGGTTGGCTTTCCACTTTTCCGCATCTTCCGGAGTCCGGAATGCCGTATGACCTTTCAGCCCCTTAAGGAAGAAGGATCTTGTTTCCTTTCCTTCGCTCCCTCCAAATCCGATGGATACCAGCCATGCCCTCATGTAATATTTTTCATTCTCTTCAATGGTCTGTTTCGGATTCACACGTTTCTGTTCCGATGCTTTCTTTACCATTGCCGATGCAAGTCTGCAGTATTCCATCATGTTATCGGTATGCGGAAATCCCGTGAACTCAATGATCCCGTCTGCAAAGGTGACACCGCTGCATCCGCCCTGTTCCGTAATGAACCCTGCTGCCGTCTCCGTATCTTCGAAAGTTCTTTCGGCCAGGGCATTTATAAGGCTGTCTGCTATGGAAATGCACTCCCTGCCGACTGCCCTGTTGATAAGGTACTGTTTGGAATGCATCATATTTATCAGGTTGATGATGCCCTGTGGTGTCATGCTGCCGATTGGTATTTTAATCTCCGCTTCCGGTTCTTCCGTCTGTGTTTCCTGTGTCTCTTCTGCCACATCATTCTGGAAAAGCACTCTTCTCACCTCGTCTTCCATATTGTCATCTTCAAGGATGACCTTTGCATCCCTGTCCACCGTAATGCTGCCGATGCGGTATGCAAAACTTGGTGGTCCAAGGTACTCTGACCTCTGTCCGAAATGCCCGGCTAAAGCTTTTACCAGTTCTTTTCTGTTTTCAGCGTTTGTTATAATCTCCATTCTGCTGATCTCCTTTCCTTTTGGTAGTATCATATATCACTCTGAACGCCCATATAGTCAAGCAGATAATGGTACTTTCCAAAAGAAAATGAAGGTCAGTTTCTGGACTCAGGAAGGGACATCGCAACCGCATATGCCACGGTTGCCGTCACCGCATTCCCCGCCTGTTTATATAGCTGTGCATCGGAGTTTACAGCCGATGCACGGTCAAACAGCTCATCGGAAAATCCCTGTAACCGGAAGCACTCCCTCGGTGTCAGTCTTCTGATGCGTCCGCCCCTCATGAGCGTACCCATCTGACCGGAACAGTCCAGCGTCTGGGAACATCCCTTACCTACACGGCCCCGTCTGGTCGTACTGTCCGGATACGCAAGATTGATGCCGTCACCTTCACTGGCAACATCGTATCCTGTCTTTGTGGCATTCCTGACTTTCACGGAATCTGCCTTCTTACAGACATACACACCGTGTCTGTCCTGAGAGGTCAGTGTGAACATCGGCTCTCCGTCATCCTTCATGCGTCTTCCGTTCTGCCGTTTCTCCATACGTTCCGGTGTCAGGACCGGATGAACTTCAAGCACTGCTGAGTTCATTGCCGTGTGGTTCGTCATCCCGGCAGTGTACCGTGCCGTCAGGCATCTTGCCGTGTCCGTGATCTTCGGATCATGGTTGCTCTGGTCGATGAAATAAAGTCCAGTCTTTGCACCCACGCCCCCGGCATTGCCGACAAGCGTTGCGGAGATGCCGTCCGTCCCGTAAACACGGTAACCCTGCATACCGCCTATAAGCTGGTTAAGAGCTGCTGCGTTTTCTCCGGTGAGAGGTAATATTTCTCGTCTACCTCTGCTTCTAAGATTTGCGATAATGAACACACGCTCACGGTTCTGTGGCACTCCGAAGTTTTTGGAGTTAAGCACCTGCCACCGACAGTCATACCCTGCTTCGTCCATTTCAGACAGAACTGAGGCAAAATCGAATCCTGCATTGATCGATAACAGGTTCTTAACGTTCTCAACAAGTAAGTATGTGGGTTTAGCACTTTCTTCTTTGCCTTTGAGGAGGTCAATAATGTTGTAATATATTCCACTTCTTTTTCCGACCAGTCCCCGCTGTTTTCCGGCAACGGAGATGTCCTGGCATGGGAACCCGAAGCACCAGATGTCTGCATAGGGGACATCTTCGGATTTAAGTTTTGTGACATCATGAGCTTTCCACTCTCCTTCCGTATCATACATTGCCTCATAGGAGGCTCTTGCAAATTTATCATATTCACAGTATCCGATGCATTTATGGCCGGCAGTTTCAAGACCAAGCCTGAAACCGCCAATGCCGGAACACAGGTCAAGAAATGTCATCTGCTTCATTATACATCCCTCCCCTGCACAATTCCTGATATGAAATTTTCATATTATCACGGAGCACATATACATCAGCATCCGAACCACACTGTTCAATGTAGCGGTTCACGATGACATCCACAAACTTCTCATCCAGCTCGATACCATAGCAGATACGGTTTGTCTGCTCACAGGCGATCAGCGTGGAACCTGAACCGAGGAACGGGTCAAGCACGATGCAGTTGCTCATGCATGAGTTCTGTATCGGATATGCCATAAGTGCCACGGGTTTCATGGTCGGATGATCCCTGCTTGCCTTCGGACGGTCATATTCCCAGATGGTTGTCTGCTTCCTGTCGGAATACCACTGGTGCTTACCGCCCTTCTTCCATCCGAACAGGCACGGCTCGTGCTGCCACTGGTACGGACTCCTTCCAAGCACCAGTGCATTCTTTTTCCAGATGCAGCAGCCGGAAAGGTAGAACCCGGCATCCTTAAATGCCTTTCTGAAATTTAACCCTTCCGTATCCGCATGGAAAACATAAATGGAAGCATCCTGTTCCATCGACTGCTCCATGTTGACAAATGCTGCGAATAAGAATTTATAGAAATCCTCATCCGGCATGTTGTCATTTTTTATCTTTCCGGCTGTCTCCTCAACATTTACATTGTATGGAGGATCCGTCAGCACAAGGTTGGCTTTCCGTCCATCCATCAGTGCATCGTAAGTTTCCGGCAGAATGGAATCACCGCAGATGACACGGTGCTTTCCGAGCAGCCACACATCACCCGTCTTTGCAACGGTAGGTTTTGCAAGCTCCGCTTCCACGTCAAAATCATCTTCCGTGATCTTCTTATCATGCACGGAATTGAAAAGCTGCTCTATCTCCGGCGGTTCAAAACCCGTGACACCGACATCAAAATCGGAATCCTCAAGGTCTTTGATAAGATCTGCCAGAAGTTCCTTATTCCATTCACCCGTGATCTTATTAAGGGCAACATTGAGTGCCTTTTCCTTGGTCTTGTCGATATCGACCATGATACACTCCACTTCCGTATATCCGAGGTCTGAAAGAACCGTGGCTCTCTGGTGTCCTCCGATAATGGTCATGTCTGAGTTGATGATGATCGGCTCGACATATCCGAACTCTTTAATGGAGTTCTTGATCTTTTCATATTCCTTATCACCCGGCTTCAGCTTCTTTCTTGGATTATAGGAAGCGGGGATAAGGTCTGCTATCTTATAACTCTGAAACTGCATCTTCCTGATCCTCCTCTGCTAAAAATCTGTGCCGGAAGTAACATTCACGGCCACAGTATTTTCTGTTCTTGTTTCCATAGGAAATAAACGGCTTCCCGCACTGCTCACATACAAGCGTGTAGGAAGCCTTCTCGCTTTTCTTCACTGCTTCCGGGTGTGCCTTCCACCATTCCCTTCTGCATTTTTCACAGCAGAACCGTCTCGGTCTGCCAGTCTTTGGCTGTTCGATTGGATTACCGCAGAAGTGGCATACCTCTTTACCGTCCACCATGAGTTTCATATTTTTTGAAACCACTGTGGCATATCCGGCAAGGTTATGCCGCTTGCAGTAATTCCTGACGATGTCACGGGACAGTCCGATTGCCATTCCTATGGCTTTATATCCCATGCCCCGCATACGCATCTCATTGATCTGCTTTGCCTGTGTGTCCGTCATCCTTTCTCACTCTCCTTCCGGCACACGAAAAAAGGCCGGAAAAACAATGTTTTTACACTGTTTTCCAGCCTTAAATATTCCGTTTTTCATAATTTTCCGGCAAAAGAAAATACCCCTTTTTGCCGTGTTTTAAGTACATTCTGCGAAAAATATCCTGTCTGTTTTATATCCCCCCTGTTTAATTCTGCGAAAATTCACGCAAAGGGGGCCATCGGTCTTCAGCAGCACGCTCCGTAGAGATTTTGATACCCCCACGGTCTGCCGTCAGAACCGATACTCTGGATTGTTATCTTCGTTCCATGTCTTTTTATCATGACAGGGCTTGCACAGGCTCTGCCAGTTCTTCTCATCCCAGAACAGGATGGGATCACCACGGTGCGGTCTGATATGATCGACCACGGTTGCTGTCACTGCATGACCTTCCTTTAAGCACTGAACACACAAAGGATGTGCCTTCAGGTATCTTGCCCTTGCCTTCTGCCACTGCCTGTTGTAACCACGCTTGCTGCTGCTCGCTCTGTCACCACGGTGCAGTGCTTCATGCTCCTCACAGTACAGACCGTCTGTCAGCTTCGGACATCCGGGGTGTCTGCACGGTTTCTTTGGTTTCATCGGCATCTGCCATTCCTCCCTTCTATGTACACGGGCGGTGTGAAAGGATTGGAAAAACACCGCCTCCGGGCATAAAGAAAAGGAGCATTTCTGCTCCCTTCCATTTTCGCCATCTTAATCATAGCACCTGTAAAATAAAAAGTCAGTACACCTTTAGTGCACCTCTAGTACACCTATTCATCATCATGCTCCGAATCATCATCTACTTCCGGCAGTTCTCCACTGCTGTTTCCGATTGCTGAACTCACACCAATAGCAGCTCCGACAAGTCCCGCAACTGCAACAACTGCAAATAATGCCTTTGATCCCATTCTTTCATAAAATTTCTTATTCTTAAAATCCAGCTCTGCGATTTTATCGGCAACAACAATCATGTCTTCTGTTATGGCTTTTCTTTCTTCTTCCGTGATTTCATCCTTTTCCAGTTTCTTTGCATTTGCATCCAATATTGTCTGGTATCCATGAATCGCAGCCATCTGGCTTTCATGATTCTTTTCAAGAATGTTATCACACAGCTTTGTATAATTTTCAATCAGTGTTTTTCCAAAATCAGCAAATTTAGGGAATTGATTTATTATGGCTATCGCAACATCTTTATCCATATATGGAATCATGGAAGCAAACTGCATTATTTTATCTTTTGACATATTTCTAAAAGAATCTATTTTCAATGCTTTCTTAACAGCAGCCTCTGTCAGATATCGTTTTGGAAGTGTTTTACTCATAATCGGATTTCTCCTTACTTTTGTTAATAACACTATTTTACCATAAGGCAAACAAAAAAGACAGCCGTCTGACTGCCTTAATTGTACTCTGCATATACACCTATCTGTATCTGAAGTGCCACGGTTATCTGTTCCATGACCATGTCATCCAGCACTTCCCCAATTCTTTCTCCAAGTCTTGTTTTATCAAGGGTCTCCACCTGTTCCGCCAGAGCCATGCTCGGCTTGTTCAGACCGCTGCCTTTGGGGATCTGCACATGGGTCGGAAGATACTTCTTTTTCCACACCCTGGCTGACAGTGGAACGACCGTAACAACCGGGGAATGCTTATTCGCCTTATTATTACTCACCACCAGTGCCGGACGGACACCGCCCTGCTTGCTTCCATCTTTTTCTCCAAAATCCACATAATAAATATCTCCACGCTTACACATAAAAACCTCCTATCCGAGGACAAAGGCTTCCACCTGTTTGTCCCTCAATTCATACTGTTTATCCAGTTCCTTCAATGCTGCTTTTCTGTATTTTGCTATCATCGTATGGCTCACATGGTATCTTTCCATCATGATGTCCCATGTCATGTCCTCATCCAGAAGATCCGTGATAATGCTTCTATGTCTTTCATCCAGTCCGTTCACTGCATGCTCGAAAAAATCCAGTTCTTCCTTCAGGAACATATATCTGTGAAAAAGGAATTCATACCACTCGTCATTCTCCCTTTCCATTGCAGCCTTATACTTGACTGCTATGTTTGCCGTTTTATCGGAAAGAGTGCTCGTCTGCACCCTTTCCCCTTCCTGGTGGGAGTAAAACATGGAATCAATCATGTCCTGTTCGCTCACTCCCTGAAACTGACGGAGCTGGAACTCAGTCACGGTCAGTTCCTTTTTCATATTCTTATATTCCTTCATCATTACTTCTGCCGTCATCCGTCATACCTCCAATCCTTGCCTTTACTGCTTCTATCATTGCATTCTGTGTAGTATCCTTTTTTTCAATTGCCCGAAGGATATCTTCATCGACCGTGCCTTCTGTCACCAGATGCTCTATGATGACCGTGTGTTTCTGCCCCTGTCTGTAAAGTCTGGCATTTAACTGCTGATACAGTTCAAGGGACCATGTAAGTGAAAACCATACGATGGTCGAGCCGCCTTCCTGAAGATTCAGTCCATGTCCTGCCGATGCCGGATGGATCAGCGCCACCGGGATCTTCCCTTCATTCCAGTCCTCGATATCCTTCTTTGTATTGATATCCCTTGCCGGAAACCGTTTCAAAATCCGCTCCCTGTCATGCTTGAACCAGTATGCAACCAGAAGCGGTTTTCCGTTTGCTGATTCGATCATGTCTTCCAGTGCATCAAGTTTTCTGTCATGGATATTACGGACATTGCCGGATTCATCATAGACCGCACCGTTTGCCATCTGTTGGAGCTTGTTGCTTAAGGCTGCTGCATTTACCGCATCGATGTCCTGTCCTTCCCCGTATTCTAGGATCATTTCATCTGCCATCCTGTCATAAAGTTCCTGTTCTGATTCCGACATGGATACGGTCACACGGTTGCTTATGCATTCCGGCATATCAAGATAATCCACAGCTTTCATGGAAATGCTGATATCGGAAATCAGTTCATATATTTTTTCTTCTGCTCCTTCCCTTGGCTTATACGAAAAGATGATCTCACGATTCCGCTTATCCGGAAGGAAGAACCTGTCACGGTATCCTCCGATGTATCTTCCAAGTCTCTGCCCCATATCAAGGATTCCGATCTCTGCCCATAAGTCCATGAGGTTTCCCGGTGTTCCCGTAAGCCCGACCACACGTTTTACCATCGGCCTTACTTTTTTCAGGTCTTTAAATCTCTGTGCTTTTGGGGACTTGAAGCTCGACAGCTCATCGATCACGACCATGTCAAAATCAAAAAATATGTTTTTTGTCATCCAGGAAACGTTGTCCCTTCCGATGATCGTCACATCAGCTCCTGACAGAAGTGCTTCCTTTCTCTGCCCTGCAGTTCCCATTGCCACGGCAAATGTCATGCCGTAAAGATGCTCCCACTTTTTTATCTCTGCCGGCCATGTGGTCTCTGCCACACGCTTCGGTGCGATCACCAGGATCCGCCTTACTTCAAAATAGTCAAACAGCAGAAGCCACAGTGCCGTAAGCGTGATGACCGTTTTGCCAAGTCCCATGTCAAGGATCAGGCAGCTCACGGGATGTCCGATTATAAAATCTGTTGCATACTGCTGATAATCATGTGCTTTGTATTTCATCAAGGATACCTCCGATCTGTTCGATATTATCAACTACATAAACGGGAAAGCCTAACCTCTCAAGCATCCGCTTTCTCTTCAGCTGAAGCGGTCTTGGCTTCTTCCCCGGTGCTTTCAGTTCCACGAATGCCATTTTCCCGTCCGGCATCAGGACGATGCGGTCAGGCACTCCATTCATACCGGGTGATACGAACTTCAGCGCCATGCCTTTCCGCTTTTTTGCTTCTTCCCTCAAATGTCTCTCTACTGTACTTTCTAGCAAAACCAGATACCTCCTTTGCCGATTGCGGTTGCCATATGCCTTTAACTCCTATACGCGCATATATACATGAATTGCTCTTTTTATCTTTATTTTTAATTCTCAACTGGATTTAATGGGAAACTGGGAAACTAAGAACCGCAACCCCTTATTTTCCAAGGTGTCAGCACGGTTTCCAACTACCGTTGCCCATCTGCATCTGGGAAACCTCGGAAACCGCCTACTGGGTTTCCTCTGGTTTCTCATCCATCCTCACAAAAGTCTTCTGCACTCCGTAAAGGGGGACTTTGGTCTTTCCCGTGGTATTGGAATCATACTTCTTCCATCCCCCGATCTTGTTTAAGATGCCTTCGATCTCATAGGAATCTGCCTTCTTTAAGTTCTGGCGCTCCTTGCCGAAGCACTCCACCCAGATCTCCATGATGCACACACGCTCACGCATGACCGTTCCTTTGACACCGACCGTCTCGAACTCTCCTCCGCCAAGGAATGCCCTTCTCTGGTAAATATCCATTGATGCCCAGTTGTCCGGCAGCAGTCTGTCAAGATAGTCCTGCACGATGCCCTCACGGTCATCCGACTCCATTGCCTCCTGCTGCATCTTATATGCTTCCTCTGCCTCCGCACCTTTTAAGAACAGCTCCTCGCCTTCGTTATACAGATGGATTGCCTCTGCCCAGATCTGGTCGACACAGTCAAGCTCCCACGGATGGTGTTTTCCTGTCCCAGGCACATGCACGGGCCAGAATCTTCTGTTTCCTGTCACGTCACGTAAGAATCCGCCCTCGGAGTTGGTGCTTCCAACAATGATGCACTTTCTTGGATGCGACTCTACATTGACTCCGTATGCCTGACGGAACTTATCATCCTGACGGGTAACAAAGGACTTTACTACCTCGACTTCCGTCTTGCGGATGCCGTTCATCTCACTGATCTCAAGTATCCAGTTTCCGAGCAGCTTCTCGGCAGCAGTCTTATCCCTCATATCCGAAATGGATAAGGAATCCGAGAACCACTGCTTTCCAAGGATGGCAAAGAAGGTGGATTTTCCCATTCCCTGCGGACCGTTTAACACAAGGATGGAGTCGAACTTTACTCCAGGCTTATAGATACGTGCTACCGCAGCCACCAGTGTCTTGCGGATGACCGCCCTTGTGTACGGTGAATCTTTTGCACCGAAATAGTCGATGAGTAGTGTATCTATACGCTCCTGTCCGTCCCAGTGAAGCGTTGCGAAATAATCCTTGATTGGATGGTAGAGCCTGTCGGATGACACCACGGCAAGCAGTGCATCCTTAAACTTGGTCGGTGACCAGATTCCATACACCCTCTCGAAATACACCTTTGCATTCGCAAGGTCGGAATCGTTCCATCCGGGTTTTACCTGTTTCCACGGAAGCGGACCGATGACATCAATGGTATCCTTAAACTCGTTGTACACGATGTGCTTGAAATTCTCATCGTTGCGGATGATCAGTGCAATGTTCTGCAGTGTATCCTTGATATTTCCCCTACGGTCAAGTGCCAGCTTGTTCTGCCAGTCCTCGTCCGGCTCGGTGGAAAATTCCTGTACCGCCAGCTCCTGTCTTTCCCTGGCAAGCGTGTTCTTCACTTCTTCATCTGCAGAAGCAAAGTCCTGCATGGCTTTGAAAGATGGGAGTTTTCCCGGCTCTGTCCCCTCGGCTGCCCTTGCATCCTTGTCCCCGAATTTATGAAGCCTTATCACATCAAACGCATTCATCAGCTTTCCGCAGCATGGGTCTGTGGCATGGTGGCTGTATACGAACAGATCATCATAGACCACGACTCCGGCAGCCGAGTCCGCCGGAATATAATCGTATCTTCCGGGGATTGCCCTTGAATGCCTGTATACATCCGGGATGAATTTGTCGATTGCCTGCGTCACCGTGTATGTGCGGTTGAAAGCTCCGATCAGCCCGTCCTTGGAAAGCGGGTCAGCCTGTTTTTTGATATTCCTCTGCACAACGGATGCCTGACGGTTGCTGACCGGCCATGCTGATACATCATGCCAGTCCTTATAACGGGACAGTACTTCATCGGGATCAACTTCGTTTCCTTCGATCTCCTGAAACACATACTCACCGTCACTGGAGGTGCTCGGCCAGTACATGAGTCTTGATGGTTCATAGGTGGAATCATCGAAAAGCTCGATGCCGATATCCGATGCAAGCATACGGCTGACTGCCCCGTACTCATCAGGTGTCACATCCCTTGTCAGGAATATGACGATACGCAGTCTCGGTTTCTCCGGTGTATGCTTATGTGTGGAATACACCACCATCTTCATGTCAAAAAACATTTCCAGTTCATCGATAATGCCCTGTGTTCCGTAATCCATATCAAGCGTGATGGCGGATCTGGAAATCACGCAGTCCTTCTTCCTTCGTCCGCCCTTCAGCTTTCCAAGGACGAATCCTCCGACATCCTTGATATTGTCCTGCTGTCCTTTCGGCATCTTCCTGTACTGCTCCATTGTTTCCGCAGTATATTTTGTCTTGGACAGACGGCTGACAAAATCTTCATATGTCATATCCGTACAGTTAAACTTTTTGTCCATTCTTGAGTTTCCAATCGATACGAACATCCTTCTTTACCTCCTTCTTTTTACGCTTTTCCTGTTTCATGACCCGTCCGATTGCAATACCTGCGGTCGGATCCGGATACCCTTCCCTGTTGCATCCTCCCATAAGTTCCTCCTAATCTTTCTTGTAAAACGGACTTTCAAATCCGGCTGCCTTAAGCGGAAGCCCCTCACACCAGTCAGGGCATACCGCCATGATCCCATTGACTTCTTCCACCGAGGATATTCCCTCCGGCACTTCAAGCACCACTTCATCATGGATGTGGCACACGATATCAAATCCCTTCTTTTCCAGACGGAGCATTGCCTCTGCCAGTACATCCCTGGCGGTTGCCTGGACGATGTTCTCACAGAATTTTGCACCGTAAGATTCAATCCTTGTCCACTTGCGGTTCGTGCCGATTCCTTCATAGCTGACACTTTCCGAGCCGAAGCGGTTCACGGTCATCCTTGGTCTTACATAGGACAGCACCCTTCCGGACGGCAGTGCGATCTTTAACATCCCGGACTGGTAATATACCGTCACCATTCCGACCTTTGTCATCTTCCTCTCTTTCACGGCAGCCTTTACTGCACCGTCGATCTCATACCAGTAATTCACGATGTGCGGATTGGCAGTCCGCCATGACTGCACAAGCCCTTTCAGTTCCTCTTCTTCCACAAAATTTAATGCTCCCATGCTGATGAGCGCACCTTCCGCACCGCCATACTGACAGGCAAGTGATGCCACCTTTCCCCTTGCACGGTACGGACTTCCCTTTGTGATCTCTTCGATCGGGATATGGAACATCTTGGATGCCGTCTGCTCATAGATCTTTCCGGCACCACGGAACTCCTCCATGACCCATCCCTCTCCGGCAAGGTAGCCCATGACCCTCGCCTCGATCGCGGAAAAATCGCTGACGATGAATCTGCATCCCGGCTTTGCCACAAATGCGGTACGGATCAGCTCCGAAAGCACATCCGGTGTGGAATCATACAAAAGCTCCACCAGGTCATATCTGCCTTCCTTTACAAGGGAGCGTGCCAGTTCCAGGTCTTCCATATGGTTCTGCGGAAGGTTATGGATCTGCACGAGTCTGCCAGCCCATCTGCCCGTGCGGTTGGCCCCGTAAAACTGTAATAATCCATGCACCCTTCCGTCAGGACATACCGAACGCTCCATTGCTTCGTACTTCTTTACGGATGTCTTTGACATGGCAAGTCTCAGCTTCATCATTTCTGCCACATCGCCCTGTGTGTTCTCCACCAGCTCTTCCACGGCTGCCTTGGCAAGGGAATCCACCTCTATGCCCTTTTCATTCAGCCAGTCCTTAAGCTGCGATACGCTGTTCGGATTTTCCAGTCCTGATATCTCATATGCCTTCTTCGTTACCGTCTCCTTATACAGAAGGTCGCATGCCACAGCGTGTCCGATCAGCTCCTGATCCACCATGATGCCCCTGTCATTGATCCTCTGGTCCATGCAGTAGAGTTCCTGCTCCCTGTCCGGTATTGGGAATTTCGAGAGTTTATTCCTGATCTGCTTTTCCACATCCACGTCACGAATACAGTATGTCTTGAACAGTTCCCACTTCTCTGGTGCATCGGACGGAAGATTCCTTGTCCTGCCCCCGTTTGCCTTGGTAGGCTTGCACGGCATACAGAAATAACGGATGAGGTCTTTTCCCTCGGACATCTTTTTCTTATCAAGGTTTAATGCTTCCCCCACGCCTTCCAGTGACAGTGGAAGTGACAGCATGGATGCCTGGACAAGCGTGCATCTCCATCCTTCCGGTTTTAAGGAAAGACCGAAGAATCGGTTGATACAGTTTCGCTCGAATGCTGCATTATAAGCGGTCTTTATTACGGAATCATCTGTAAGATATTCCATGATCCTATCCGGTATCTTCTCCCCGGATGCCAGGTCAATGATCTGTGTCGGTTCGTCATTCAGACTGTATGCAAACAACAGGATCTCAAACTGCTCCGATGCTGCATACCTGTGTACCCCGCAGTCCGGTAGGGACACATCTGAGTATGTTTCAATATCAATTGCAAGTGTGTCCATGCTTCTGTCCCTCCGCTCTTTTCTTTATTCTGCTGATTCCCCTCCTTGCTGCTTCCACATTGCCGGACTTCATCTGCCCTTTGATGGTGCGGTATGTGTTATACGGGATATATTTTTTTATGCTGTTAAGCTCCTTCATCAGTTCTTCCATGAAAGTACATCTCCTCTATGTATCCGGGCGGTGTATGCCACCGCCCTTCCTATGATCTGCTGCTTTGTTCCTATGCGAGGAAATCGTCCTCCGCATCCACTGCTTCGAATTCATCCTTCGCATTGGCTCTGGAACCGAGAGGCTCTCCGTCCCTTAACTTCTGTACATTTCCAAGTCCGGCAGCAATGCCCTTGTTGCCGTTGCTGTTGTAAGCATAAAATGTAATGGATACCCTTCCGTAGCAGCCGGAATATACCTCGCTCTGGTCAAGGATCGGCTGTACCTGTCTGTCCACGATCTGAGGAGCCTGTTTGCTGTTGGCATTTAAGAACATACTGTCCGCATATGCCTCATCCTCCGGTCTGTCAATGTCTCCGTCTCTGAGCGGGGTCTTCAGGTTTGCCGGGATCTTACCGCCCCACTTGCCTTTTCCTTCATCCTTTGCTACCTCGATTGCCTTCTTGATCTTGGCAATTGTCTCCTTATCATTCTTGTCGATGATGCAGGATACAGAGTACTTCGGTTCGCTTCCATTGATGGAATCCGGCTCCCACAGGTGTGCATAGCTGAGTCTGCAAGGTACGATTACTTTGGTTAAGTTTGCTGTTGTCATAATTTAGTCCTCCTTAAAATCCGCTTCTGCGGTTGCTGTTTTAACTGCTTCTCTTTTATCTGAATCCGGCACCAGTGTGACCTTGCCGTCAGGCTTGTACACCAGTGAACCAAGGATCTCATTAAATTTCTTTTTGCCCATCAGCCTTTCCATCTCGGTAATGCCGATCAGGCTCTTTTTGAAGATATCCATGTATCCGGCTTTCTGTGCCGCCTCTGCCACATCCTCTTCATCCGTATATTTACGGTTGCTTCTTCCCAGAACCAGCTTATAGCCCGGCCATGTCTTATGATGTAGAACTGCCTCGTTCTGTGCATAGGTGTAAACCTCTTCTGCCCATTTCTTCAGTGCATCTGCCTTGGAAAGGACTTCTGCAATCTCTTCATCCGACATAAGGGCCGGTTCGGCAAATTCCATCTGGGCAAGTTTTAAATATTCCTCTGCCCTTGCACGGCACGTAAACCTTGCCTTGCAGAATCGGCAGTGGTCTCCGGCTTTAAACTCTCCCTCACCTGAAAGAGCCTTTGCTGCTTCCGGTTCAAGAACGTCCTTTCCCCATACAAGCAGCTCTTCTGCTGATATCTCCCAGGTGGAAAAATGTTCGATCCTCGGCTGGACAATGGTAAGCTCCACTGTGTCGATCTCATATAAGAAACCAAGCATGTCCAACACTCCCAGTCCGTAGATCATAAGCTGGACATTCTGTTCTGCATCGACCACCACACCCTTGCCGAGTTTCAGATCGATAATATGGATCTTATGGGTATCGACCACCACCATATCTGCAGTGCCGAAACAGTCACTGATTCTGTGTGCCAGGCTGACCTTCAGCTCCACTCCGATGAATGGTTCATCACAGTCCTTCCTTGCCTGTTCGATCTGGGTGATGTTATATTCCACGTAATCGTCCACGGCTTCGAGCAGTTCATCTGAGTAGTAATCGGATACAGGTCTTTTGGTTCTTTTCTTCAGATACTTATTGATGAGGTACTCTGCCATCGCATGTCCGGCACTCCCTTCTGCCGCGAAGGGAGATTCTTCGTCCGGGAACTGCTCCTCCAACAGTAACGATGGAGGGCATTCCAGACGTCTTTTACCGGACGATGGGGAGAACCTTGCATGTCCGCCCATTAGAGCACCTGCGCTTTCTCATACAGTTCCGGCAGTTTCTCATCAGGAACGTCTGACAATTTCTGGAATCCGAACTGCTCGATCAGGTTCTTGACTTCCGATGTCTTTCCTGCTCTGGACTTTTCCGCAAGGAATGCACGAACCGTCTTTCTGTCCACTGTTTTCTCCTCTGGGGCAGCTTCATCCTTCGGTGTATCTTCCACAGGAGTTTCCTTCTTTTCTGCCTTCTTCACAGGCTTCTCCTCTTTCTTTGGTGTATCCTTCTGTGCTGCAACCATCTTTCTGATTCCTGCAGCAATCTGCTCGTAGCCCTCGGCCACTAATAACAATGCCTCACTCATGGTGTTCTCTCCTTTCAAATGCGTGCCAGCTTCACATCACCTGTATACACATCGATTTTGTTTACGCTAGACTTGTACTTTCCCCAGTCCATTAGAATATGGAACGGGTACTCCTTTACTACGGTTGCTCTCTTCTTTTTCTTTCCGGCAATGACCATAAGGTGGTCACCCGGATACAGTCCGTAACGGACATTGACTGCTGACATGGCGAACCTCCTACTTCAACACCTTCAGATTTCTGATGATGCCCTTGTATCTGGCATCCGCACGTTCATCCACAGGAATGGTCCTGACATTCACGGGATTGAAATCTGTATCATAAAGCCTTACAGGCTTCCTTGTTTCTTTTGCATGGTCGAGTTCAAACTTCATGCCTTCCGTGATGTCGAAACCGAACACATACACCTCATCGCATATATCCATGAGTTCAAGACCCATTGCGATGCCTGTCATTCTCTCGTTTGGAATATTGTCATCGAGGAATGATGGGAAATAGAGATGTGGTACGATTGGAACTTCACCTGACATGGCAGTGATCCTTGCGTAGCTCACTGCATTCTTTTTGTTTTCCTCGACTCTGCCCCGATAAGGGCTGCAGATAAAAATTTTCTTTTTCATAATAAAATCATCCTTTCACATTCGGCTCTCATGGCCGTGGGTACTCGTCAATAATGTTCTACAAAGCAAAATCACGGAAGATGCTGTTCATTACCTCAAGGTCGTCACCCTGAAGTGTTGACTGGAGTTTCTTTAACAGTTCCTGCTGTTTTGGTTTCAGGTAATTGCGACCGACATAATATCCGTCTGCCACTTTTACACCTCCACCGTATCTGCCACGAACTGTTTCGATCGGGTAAGCGAGAGACAGCTCTTCGATATCGTTTTTTATAGTCCGGACTGAAACACCAAATTCAAATGCCAGATTGTCAATCTTGTCCTGTCTTCTCTGACAGAGGACCTTAAGAATCGCTTCCCTGCGTTCGCTTGGCGTCATACTTTTCTTTGCCATCTCTCGCTCACCTCCTTCCTGTTCTCTTGCTTTGTGACTAAAGAATAATTTTTAAAGGTGCAGACTTTTTGCACGATTAAAAATAAATTTCAAATATTTTTTCAGAAGCACCAAAACTTCATTTTTTTATCCTCACTTACTTATTCTCCTTGCCGTTTCATTTATTTCGCAAAATATAATCAGGCGAATGGAGAATATATAAGGGGGACTTTTTCATCATTAACGATTTGTTATCAGCAGCATAAAAAATGATCTGCTTAACCAACCTAATAATTTCTGACCGATTTATCTTGATACAAAATAAAAAATAGCCATTCGTGTTTCATAATCTGACGTGCATTTTCATCCTTCTGTGTAATGTAGAAACAACTCACGGTTTCAAAAACGATCTCAAAAAAGGACAAAAAAATAGCCAGGGCACATTATCACGGGAAACAAGAATTTTCTTATTTCCTCTGATAATCTGCTCTGGCTATGTGGTAACTGCTTATAGCGTTCCTAAGTGCTCAGTCAGCAAATCAATTATTTACTGCATATTTATATGCATCTTTACATTGTGTGTTCGGCACTGCCGTCATGGCATCATAATCTACCAACAGCAATCCTGGACATTTGGGGCATCCTACAGATGCTTTCCCTGAACTTCCTTCATAGGCTATGATTTTTCCTTTGTGACAGATTGGGCATCGAATTGCACCCTTTATTTTTTCCGTTACTATTGCCACTGTGATCCACCTCCTAGTTGAACGGTAATTCATCATCCGTGCAGGCATTCATGTAAGCGGAGATTATGCTCTTCTGCTCACTGTTGAGATTTACATCTGCTTCATGCCTTTCTATACAGTTAATAAGTTCATTTATATATGGTTCAAGCGACTGTCCCTTTCCAAGCGTTGAGCATATAGGGATCAACCGACCTTCCTCCATACCGTGTTCGTATTCCTGTTCTGGCTGTTCCAGAATGATTTCTGTATATGGAGTTGCACCTTCGTCTTTGGTCTTACAGAACAGGTTCATGATATATATCTTGCCAAATTCAAGCATATCTCCTTCAAAACAGTCTGCGAATATTCCGACAGGGTCATTTGTAAAATCTGATTTATAATGAAACTCTTCTGGATCATCGTTAAATGGAAGATTTTCCTCAAACAAAGGGTGTGGCAGTGTTCCGATTTTTACGTTTTCATAGAATTCCTTTGGAACACGTCTCCATTCAATATTATGCAAGTCTGTGTCCTTTTTCATTTTATCCAGTACCCTGATAAGCTGGAAAAGATTGTCATTGGAACGACCAAAATCTCCACCTACAAGCATGTCCACACTTGTTCCCAGTTTCTGTGCCAGCTTCCATATCAGATCAATACCAGGCATTGATTCGTTATCTGCCTTTGACATCTTGGAAAGATATCCTGTACTGATTCCTATCGAGTTCTCCAACTCTCCGATTTTTATGTTTTTATCCTTTATTAATGTGTTAATGTTGTTCATCAGTCGTGCTCTGTCAAATTCCATGTCAATACCTCCAATCTATACAATCATTATATATTATTTTCATTATATGTCAAGTCATATACTTTAATATGATTATTCTTCAATTTAATTCGCTAGATTTGAATTATTTTTCTGTATGCTCCAACTTTCTTCTTTTTGTAGAATTATATTCGTCAACCCATTGGTTGACACGGTGTTTATAATAGAAGCACCCCTTTTCGAGGTGCTTATGCTTACAGTGAGATAACACTACTCGGATAACCAATTGTAAAAAGCGTTTTCTGTTTAACTGGTGACTTTGCAAAATCGAATCCCAGCTGTTTAATTCTAATCTTTGCTGACTCTGATGATACATTAAAAATTTCTGCCACTTCTGCTGCCAGCATTTCCAACTCAAATCCCGGAAACTCTTCTCTGAGTCTTTTTCTTAATTCTTTATCACCACAGACCTGTCTCATTGCAGTTCTCGGCATAAGGATTGCTGCACTGAAATATTTAGCCTGATGTTCAAGCCAGTCATGATCTGAACATAACTGCTTGCGTCCATTGCTCTGCGCTGCTTCCCCGCCTTCTATGTCTGTTTTTCTACAGGCAGTTGATGTCTGTTCCAGATTATCGAACAGGAACAACTGATTTGGATCTCTGTAAAAATATGACTGCTGATAAATCCAGTGTCCTGATTCGTGCCCCATCGTTGAACGGAAGCGGTGCTCGTCCGTCAGCAATGTGTTATCGATCATGACCGTTCCCCTTCCGGCAAATATATATTCTGCACGTTTTGCCTCTGCATCATATACCGGAACCTTGTTGCTATCATTGAAGACCATTCTTCCAAGAATGAGTCCGCAATGAGTCAGATTATTATACTCTGGTGTCAATCCCAGATAGAACTCTGCGAATTCCTCAATGTTAACTTCTTTAGGATTGTTCAGTACATCCGGATCAAAATCTCGGATGAACATTTCTGCATCTGATTCAATATCCTCATGGGATAAAATGGGAACACCATTACTTCTGCATCTAAACTGTGGTTCATACATAGGCTGCTACTACCCCTTTCGAGCTCTTAATTCGTCAAGAAGTACCTGCCACTCTGCCTCCCCTGCTCCTGTTTCTTTAGATAATCTCAGTGCCTCAAGCACATAAGGATTTGCTGCATAATCAACACAATCCTGTGGTATTAACACATCATTCGATGTTCTTGCTTCCGCTGCCATATCATAAAGTGTATAAGTCTGGGTTTCAGATAACATGAGGAATTTTGCCAGTTTCTCAATTCTCTCATTTGTCAGGGTACTTTTTCTACCCTTCTCCACTTCACTTAGGAATTGTGGAGATACTTCGATTGCTTTTGCTGTTTCTCTTAGTGATTTTCTTTTCTCTTTTCGTATCGTTTCAATATACTTTCCAAAACTTACCTTTTCGTTCTCATTCATAGTATTCAACCGCACTTTCTAATTAATTTTAATATTCATTCTTATACATTGGTTTTCTTTACACTTTACTTGATTTAATGTGCGTCATCCATATTAATTATAATAATTTGGTAAGCTACATTTGGCATTGTAGAATGCTTAGTGTCAACCGTCAACTGAACGGTTGACACTATTAATATATCAAAAGGGGGTTTTACTGTCAACCCCCTTTTGCGAATTTACATTTTAATGCCAATAATCGTATGGAGAGTTAGCCTTTTTCTGAACTTTATCTTCAGGCATCATTGCTTCTGCCTGTTCTTTTGTTGGAAAAATTCTGCCTTCTCTTAACTGGATGCCACCGCCTTCATTAAATCGTAATATGTAAAAATCACCGCTTCTTCTGACCACGGTTGCCTTACGGATTGTCCGGTTGCTCTCAATGAAGAAAACTTCTGTACCTGTTTCGTATGTCATATCAAACGTGCCTCCTACGATATAAGTTCGACCAAGGGAAATTGTCTGCCAAACGCCATATCTTTGTAGACTGTTCAACACTCCTAATGTAGCGATGAAATAATTATACGAACATAAGTTCGATTTGTCAATATGTTTTATATTTCACTTTTATTATCTTCCGGAACATAGTATTCTATTTTACTAGAAAACCTTACAGGTAGCGCATTATCCTCATTGAATTCCAAATCTGTTAGTTTAATCAACACACCTTTTCCTTTTACCACCGGAAGTATGTCAAAAAATAATGTATTTGATTTATTTAGCTGCAATTCTAAAAAAGGAGGTTTATCTGGAGCAAGTACCGAAAACCTAATTTCATTCTGTATTTCATACGGAATTTGGGGTTTATGAAATACGGATTCAAAAGAATCTTTCATTGCCGCATCAAAATAAGAAACATCTTCTATTTTTTCATCCAAATCATAATGAACTTTTCCATATGCATAACTCATTTGTTCAGAACACGCTGCTTTTTTAAACGAATCTATAAAAGTAGAAGTATTTTTAATCACCATCATCTCTAGTGGATCTTCTTGCCAAAAATCTCTTAAATATTCCCACGGAATATAGTGATAATATGTATTCGTTTTTTCATCATACTGTGTTTGGTCATACTTGACGCCATACATACAATATATGTATGCACTATTATTTTTATGAAGTGCCTGAATTCCATGTAATTCCGTCCATGTCTTTCTGTCATCTACAGAATATAATAATCTCACTCCCTCTCCTGCAATCATTCCCTCTTTATCATCAAATTGACCCTTTGTTAATCCTGCATCTTTATACACAAATTGATTATTCATGTAAAGTTTATAATCTTTATACAGAGTTCTATTATATTCCGGCTTTGAAACTCTCAAAAGTAATAATAATTGTTCTCTCATTTAATGCTTTCTCCTACAATTATTACCATCTTCGTTTCCAAAATAACGTTCCCAATTCTCTTGTAAACGCATTGCGATATTAAAAGCAAGTAACGGTGGAACAGCATTCCCAATTATTTTATATGCGTCAGAAGCAGACACACCTCTTTTATCTCCTTTTTTAGGAATTATGAACTCGTACTCATCCGGAAAAGTCTGAATTCTTGCACATTCTCTTACCGTTAAGCGTCGTTCTTTCAATCCTCTTTCCAGCTCCTCCGTATGATTTCCACCATGTTCTTTACTTAATCTTCTATATTCAATATTTCCGTGATGCTCTGACCTTATAGTTGGTCCAATATAGTCAAGATTAATCTCTGTCTGTCCCTGACAATGTTTCCCCATATATTTTGCTTTTGAATATTTTTTTTGTGATATGTCTGTCGTTACTTCAGGCTCCTGTAACCCACAAAAGCACTGCTGCGTTGTAACAAAAGGTAACAAATCACCTAATGGATGATTACTATGTGTTTTTACCGGATAAGGGTCATATTCGGAGGGAATATTTTTTTTGGATAAAGCCTTTAATGCATCTTCTGTTAATGCAGTTTTGCGGAATCCTAAAAAAATCACTCGCTCTCTACTTTGTGGAACACCATACTCTGCTGCCAGTAGAACTCGTGCAGGAATTACAATATATCCACCATCGCACACGGTGGAAAAATCATGTTCTATTATTTCCTTAACATCTGCTAAATTGGTTAGCCCCTTTACATTTTCTGCCACGAAAACTTTAGGCTTTACTATTGAAATCACTTCACGCATCCACATATAGAGTTGTCCACGGCTCTCCACTGACGGCTCATCCGTAATTTCTTTTCCATTATGACTTTTTGTAGAATTGAACCCCTGTCTTTTCCCAGCTATTGAAAAATCTTGACATGGAAATCCACCTGTAACAACGTCTATCCCAGACGGAAAAACATTTACTTTGTTTTCTTTACAAAGCTTAACCAAGTCAACAATACTATCCAAATAATATGATGAATCTGGTGTACCTCTTTTTCCAAAATAATTTATCCATGCTGCTTTTGCATCAGGTCTTATATCATTTGCAAAAACAGTTTGAAATCTTGTTCTAGGAAGACGAACCCAATCTTTATCAATTGCTCGCACCTTCCAATCTTTATTTATAATTTTGTTAACAGACGCTTTCAAAACAGGAAATCCGCCTTCAAAGCCTAAATCCATTCCTCCGCAACCAGAAAACAGCGATACCACCTTTATACTTTTTTTAGGTATCTCTGTTTTAACTCCAGATTTTATTTTCTCAGGTTTTGTTGCATTTGCCGGAATAAGCCAGACTCCACTTTGCTTATAGGCCCCCGGAATTCGACCTTCATTACAAAAGATCTGAATTCTCCGAATACTGAGATTCCATTTTTCAGCCACCTCTGTTGCACTTACGAACTTTTGCAT